TTTCCTAAAGACTGTTGATAGTGACATGACTGCTTACAGGCAAGGTAAGACACGTAAGGGTTCTTATGCGGCCTACATGGACATTAGCCACCCTGACATTATTGAGTTTATAAACATACGTGTACCTACAGGTGGAGACCCTAATCGTAAGGCCTTTAACCTACATAACGCAGTTAACATTACTGATAGGTTTATGGACGCTGTGGTTGCTGGTGACCCTTGGCCTCTTGTAGACCCTAACGATAAGACAGTGCGTGACTTGTTACCAGCTAGGGAGCTATGGGAGCGTTTGATTGAGACACGCTTTAGGACAGGTGAGCCTTACTTAAACTTTATTGATGAAGCTAACAGGCACTTACCACCATCTATGAAGGAGCAAGGTCTAAAGATACATGGGTCTAACTTATGTAACGAGATTCACTTACCTACATCAGAGGAACGTACAGCAGTTTGTTGTTTGTCAAGTGTTAATTTAGAGTATTATGAAGAGTGGAAAGACACTACAATGGTAGCTGACTTAATAACCATGTTAGATAACGTCATTAGCTTCTTTTGTTTCCATGCACCCAAGGAGCTACGTAAGGCTGTCTATAGTGCCACACAAGAGCGTTCCCTAGGACTAGGGGCAATGGGGTTCCATAGTGCTTTGCAACGCTTAGGCGTCCCGTGGGAGTCTCCTATGGCTACTACTATCAATACTAATATGTTTACCCATATTAAAGCACAGGCTAGGGCAGCATCAGTGTACTTAGCAGAAGAACGTGGGGCTTGTCCTGACGTAGAAGGTATGCGTAACTCGCACCTGTTAGCTATAGCACCTAACGCCAACAGTAGTATTATTGCTGGTTGCTCTGCTAGTATTGAGCCTCTTAAGTCTAATGCCTTTACTCACAGGACACGTGTAGGTGCCCACTTAGTAGAGAATAAGTACCTAGATAAGGTTATTAGAGGACATAATAGCGACCCTGTGTGGATTGCAGCGCAGTGGAAGTCTATACTCTTGCATGAGGGAAGCGTACAGCACCTAGAATGGATGGATGAATGGGATAAGGAAGTATTTAAGACTGCATTTGAGCTTGACCAACGATGGGTTATAGACCATGCAGCAAGTAGACAGCCTTATATCTGCCAAGGTCAGAGTGTTAATCTATTCTTCCCATCAGGTACAGATAAGGCCTATGTGAATGAAGTACACCTTAGGGCTTTCAACAAGAAGCTTAAGGGTCTGTACTACCTAAGGACTAGCGCAAGTTCTAAAGCCGACACAGTAAGCGTTAAACCTACACGTGTTGCACTTAAGGACTTTGCTCAAGACCAAGACGATCAAGAATGTTTAAGTTGCCAAGGATAAAAGAATGAGTTTATTAACAGCGTCAGCAGCATACAAGCCCTTCAACTACTCAAGCTTTGTGACACAAGCCATTGAGCATGATAAGTTACACTGGGGAGAGTGGGAGTGTGACCTACAGGAGGACGTAACACAGTGGAAGTCTGGTAAGATTAACAATGAAGAAAAGAACTTTATCACACAGATACTCAGGCTCTTTACACAGTCTGATGTGATAGTAGGTGGTTCTTACGTAGATGTGTTCTTACCTCGCATTAAGAATAATGAAGCACGTATGATGATGCTATCGTTTGCACAGCGAGAGACTATCCATATGCGCTCCTACGCCTTACTTAACGATACCCTAGGCTTTCCTGAGGCTGAGTACACAGCGTTCCTTGAGTACGATGCTATGGCTGAGAAGCTTGAGTTTATGCAGACCTTTGACCCTGACACCAAGCAAGGGTTAGCTAAGGCCTTAGCACAGACTGTATGCAACGAGGGTATGAGTTTGTTTAGTGCGTTTGTAATGCTACTTAACTTCCAACGCTTTGGTAAGCTTAAGGGTATGTGTGAGATTGTAGAGTGGAGTATACGTGACGAGACTATTCATGTCGCAGGTATGACAGAATTATTTCGTACTTTCATTAGCGAAAATCCAGAGGTGGTAAATGACGAGTTTAAATTATCTATATATGAAATGTACAGAACTGCTGTCGAGCTTGAGGACAAAGTTATTGATCTTGCGTTTGAAATGGGAGGTGTGGAAGGTCTTACGGCTGGTGAAGTCAAAGACTACATCAGATATATCGCAGACAGACGATTAACTAACCTAGGCCTTAAGCCTAACTGGGAGATTGAAGAGAATCCTTTACCTTGGTTAGATTGGGTACTTAATGGCGACAGCTTCAAGAATTTCTTTGAGGGTCGTGTGACTGACTATAGCGCAGATGGTATGTCTGGCGAATCATGGGGGTGGTAGTATGAGTAGTGTACAGTTAAATGATCTAATAGACATAGAAAAGATTACTGTGATATGCCTAGATCAGTTCCATAGTGACCTTAAGGAAGAGTTAGACCACGGAAACAAAGAAGATTTAACAGACGTATTACGTTTAATCCTAGCTGTTGAGACTATCTTTAAAGAGTTTATGCGTCCTGAGGATTACTTTGCATGGAAGATAAGTAATGGGTTCGACATTCATTAAATCGTAGGCAACAAAAAGCCCTACTTAAGGAGACTTAGGTAGGGCTTTTTTATGCTTGAAGATTACTTATCTTCTTTATTATCTATAGCGGTGCCAGCACCAATATAATTACTTGCTAATTGTCGGTAATCTGATTCTGTAGGTTTTACTTTAGATGTTACATCTTGTATAACGTCCATTCTTTGTTGTGTTGTAGCCGACACATTAGGGAAGCGTTTAACTGGAGGTACGCCATACTTATCTGTAAGAACCTTAGACCCTGCCATTATAGGGTCAACATAAGTAGGGTCTTTAGGTTGAAAACCCATAAGCTTCTTTTTAGATAAGTCACTTAATGAGCCTGACAATGGAGGAAAAACAGTTAACAAATCTACCCCTCCTACAGGTTTAACACCTATCATATCGGAAGCATCAGAGGCTATTATAGTATAAGTCCCATCTTGTGTTCTTAAAGCAGCCCAATCATTCATACCACCCAGTTCTTTTGCCTGTGATTTATGACTACCTGAGAAATACCATGTACCTTCCTCAGCATTGTATTTTGCTGGTGGCATAGTATCAATCTGTTTATTTAAAGAATCATAGTTTTTTTTCTGTGGTTTGGATAGAGTTTTTCCACTAGCAAGAATATCGTTATACTTTACATACTCACGTATACTTTCTGTAGGGCTTTTAGCATTTCGCAAACGCATTACGTCACCCATTAACTGAGTGTCTAGTAAATGTTGAGGTGTTAATTCTTTAGCTACTGTATGTAAAAAACGACTAACTTTTGTTTTATTAGTTATTAACTCAGCACCCATACCAGAGTGATGATCAACAGGGTTCTTAACTAATATTTGAACATTATCAGTATTTCCTTTTATACCCCAAGCTTTTATTAAATGATTTTTAAAAGCATCCTCTACAGCAGCACTAGGAGGACGAGCATTACGAGAAACCCCAGAATCCCATACACCATCCATACCTGAGCGACCTAATGTTCCAAACGACAACACTTGAGGGCCAAATAGTTCTTTAACTAAAGGACTGTTTGTTCCTGTTTGTTTATCCATTAGACCTTGATAACCTTCGGAACCTGCTTGGAAACTAGGTGCTTCTTTAGCTAATTTTATTATTTTAGTTTTATTTTTAAAGTGGGGTTTTAGTTCTTTACCTAAGACACTTTTTTTATTATAAGCTATCTTTAGTTTAGCTTTTGCTGATTTTTCGCCAGCAGGTGTTCTAGCATTAGCTACCTTTTCCTTTAGCTGAGTGATTTGTGTTCCTAGTTTATCAAAGTCGTTAAACTTATTACCTAGACCTAGAGCTTGTAAGTGCCTTACGTTTTGCTGTAACATTCCCTCAGGTATTCCTGTTTGCCTAAAGCTTGCTAAAGCTTGAGGTGAAAAAAGTTCTTTTACTTTTCGACCTACTGCTACAATACCTATTTTAGCAATACCTGCCACTTTAGCTGCTGGGTTTCCACTATAAAACCCATCTACTTTAGTATCAGCATTACGTGCAATCTCATTTACTGTATTACCAGAAAATAATTGTTTTCCTTTACCGCCTGTAAATAAACCTAACCCAGTTTCTACAGCATTGTTTGCCATTCTATAAGCGTCAGGAAACTTCTCAGACAAATAAGAATCCAAGGGAGTTGAGGTAGGTACTTTTGACATAGCAGTACCCAAAGGTTCTGTTATGAGGTCAGGAACTGGGGCAGACATTAAAGAACCAAATACGTCACCTATCCCTCCAACAGTGTTTGCAGCATGAGTCAAGCCTACATCAAGGGCGCTTCTGGTGCCCTTAGAATAAGCATCAGTAGACTCATTAAGAGCATCTTGACGATTGTTTAAAGAAGTCTTAAGTTTACCATACTCTTCTTTTACTTCATTACCAGCTATCTTAAGACCCTGAGTAAGATAAAGGTTTTCAAGAGAATCGCCCATTTCTGTATTTGCTGCATCACTTGGGCTTTTTCCTTCTACATCATAACCTAACCAATCATAAGTGTTATACATTTTGTTTGTTTCCTATACTATATAGCCTATTGATTAGCTGCACCCTTTAGTGGTGGTCGTTCAGAGTTTTTCTCAAGGTCTGTAAGTAGACCAATAACAACTAAACGATCAGCTTTAAGTTGCTTAAGTAAAGCAGTGTCTTTAGTTGTTTTAATTAACTTAGCAGTACCTGTCAGTAAGCTACCTAATCCTTGTCTTAGGTTTGGGCCTGTCAGCACATCATAACCAATGACACCTGCGGTTGCGGCAGCAATACCACCTAAAGCATAGGCGGCATTACCACTACTCACCCAGTACGCCATACCTCCACCTAAGGCACGTAGAGCCATAGGTGTTTTAGGTATGCTAATGTTACCACCAGTTACTTTTTGCCATAAACGCCCTACGGCATTACGTGATTCATTTATAGCTTTATCGCCTGTAACGTCCCAAGACTTATAAAGTTTATGTTGCTTGTCTAGTAAATCCTTGACTTTAACATCTGGAACTGTACTAGCCACAGCATCATTCATAATAGTTCTTATTTCTGACACTGCGACTGCTTTACTATTTATGTACTCTTGAGTTAAAGATTTAGGTTGATGCTTATTTATAAACTTATCAAGTTGTTTACGAGCATCTAATAAACCTGCGGCAGTACCGTCTGATTCTTTTACTAAACGAATAGCTGTTGACATTAGATCAGTAGCAAACTTAGGTGTGCCTCCTGCTAAACCAAAACCAATGCTTTCGGGAAAGTTATCCATAGAATCTTGTAACTGCTGTACCACATCAACAGTTAACGGAGGGTTACCTGCTTTAGCAATATCCTTTTTTAACTTTTCTGCTGTATTTGTTATTTCAGTATAAATAAAATTACGAGAAGAAGTAAAGCTACCTTTAGGTTTTAAGTTAGGAACCATTGCTGTAATATCAATTATTTCATCAGCTTGATCAGTAAAATTAGGCTTGATAGTATTAAGCATACCCTCTGTACGAGTAGGCGACATAGTAGTAGTCATGTCACTTGTTTCAGGATGGATAGGGGAAAGCATATCTGACACATTTTCCCTTCTATTTTTCCATGTGCTTTTAGCCGCTGACGACTTTAAGCCACTACCTACAGCATCTAAACCAGCTTCAATTTTAGTGTTTATACCTAAAGAACCTATACTAAATACATTCTTTATCATCCTATCGTAATGAGGATATTCTTTAGCCATAGCTAAATACTTAGGGTAATTTTCTTTAGCAAGTTCTATCATTTCTTGAACTGTAGGTATTTCTGCTATGGCTTGACCTATATCAATTACAGCATTAACTGTGGGATTCTCTATAACATCAGGTGTTACATTACTAAGAATTTTACCAGCTATCTTAACACCTTCAATGGCTACGTCACCAGCAGCAGGAATTATAGCCTCACCTAAGTTTGCAACAGCTAACTCTTGTACATTCTGAGGCCTAGCATCCTGTGAATAATGAGATGCAACAGGGTCACGTTGACCTAACAATACTTGTGACCCTGCCTGATCTGGTGTCATAGTACCAGCTTCTACCTGAGGTCTTAATGCCTCAGCTTTTTCATTAATAGATGATTGAAACTCTTGCTGGTTAGTGTCCATAACTTTACCAGCATTGTCAAAAGAACTTTGAATATTTGCGCTAGCCTCGTCCTGCATTTCACCATAGTCATACTGTTGAGCAGTGTACCTAGGATCTTCAACTTCCGCTGTTTGTTCTGTAGTTTCTAGTTTATCTAATTCATCAGTAATGGCTTGAATTTCATTCGCAGGAGCGTTATTAGCTAGTGCATCATCTAAAACTTTTTCTAACTGTTCTATTGTATACGCCATTACATAATTCCTAATTGTGACTGTTGCCTACGACGAACTTGTGCCCGTTGCACCCATTTATTAACTATTTGTTGTTGTGATGTATTTCCGCTTAGACGTTCAGCAGGTTCTGCAATGTAATAGGATAAAGCCATTTTTTTCTTTTCTTCATCAGTACCTTTAATACGACTAATTAATTTATCAACTACCTTGTTATTGTCTCTGATTGTCTCAACATACATCTTACGCTCAATCTCTAAAATTTTCTTTACAGCTAGTGGAGACATTTCAATTTCACCACCTGCCATTGCTGTTGCATACTTTCTGTCCTGATCAGATAAACCTGTACCAGCACCAAAAGCTTGAATTATATTAGCCACAGCGTTACCACGATACGCTATATACGCTTGGGTATTAGCAGTCACTTCCATTGCTCTTTCGCTTGACATTCCCAATGCCTCTAATCCCTTAGCAATCTGTAAACGCATTTCACCAAACTTACCTAATATAATGCCCTTATCAAAAATGTCCATAGATTGATCGTTAATATAAATACCCTCTAAAGCTGTGTTAGCTTTTGTATTTAACACACCATAATTCGTTACTTCTGCCTCCACTAAAGCACCCACAGTCTCACGTGTTATTGTATCTAACATAGGAATTACTTCTTGTGTTTGGAGAGGTGCAACACTTAGACCTAATTCATTAGGGTACTTCCATGTATTAGAAACTGGGTCTAAAACTAAACCATTATCGTCCTCAGGGTATATTTTAATTGCACCCGACTGACTTTTATACGCTTTGTTTTTAGCTGGTTTACCTTCTAACACTGCAACAAATTCAGCACCCGACAGTGTATCAAACTTACCAGCGTTTATTTGATCTATAAATGGCTGGCCTTTTCTAAAGTTCATTGAAAGTTGTACACGACCAGCCCGACCACCTTTCGCTACAACTTGTACCTGCTCATGTTTAGCAAGAGTTTTTTGTGCTTCTGCTAAATTACCACCATCTCTTACTGTAGTTGCTAACTGTGTTAATCCTTGTGACTCTGCGGTAGCTGCTATAGTATCTCGTAGTTTTTGTTGCTTGACTGCTTCTTTAGCTGCTTCTTCATCAGTCCTTTGCTTTGTTAAGCCAGCTTGACCTACTTCAAACAATTCTGTACCTTTTTCAACATAACCCATTTGAATCAATTCATTAGCTATTTTAAGTTGATTCTCAGGCGTTCCTTGAGTAAAAGATTGACTATACTTACCCTGCATTTCAGTCTGTTGTAAGTTCCTAGCTTCTAGTGCTGCTCTTTCAGTATCAGCACCGCCAGCATTATTACCTAAGGCACGACCAATGATACTACCAAACATACTACCCATACGTGCCCGTTGGGGGTCACGTGCGCCTTGTGCAGCGTCATTCATTAGCTGCTGTTGCATATCCTGTTGCCTTTTGTTACGCTTCTGTAGCAAGTCGTCAACTGTCGGGCCTTGTGTAAATAAACCTTGATAAGCCATAATTATTTCTCTTCTTTTGTTTCTTTATGTTCCAAAACCAAACAAGCTACCAATAGACGCAGCACCACCAGTAGTACCAGCATAAGCAGCCAATCCACCACCAAATATGTTAAGCAAGTCATTAGGTTGATAGTTATTCTTATTAGCCTGAGCTTGACCAGTAATTAAACCAATTCTATTTTGCTCTGTAGCTAACTCATAGTTCTGTGCTGCAACGTCACGCTGTAGACCATACTGACGATTACCCGTAAGCATACCCATTTCATAGTCTTGTAGTTGTTGCTGCTGTGCTAGACCATAGTTCTGCTGTTGACCTTGTTGCGCTAGACCAAAGTTTTGCTGTTGACCTTGTTGTGCTAGACCAAAGTTTTGACTCTGGCTTAACTCAGCTAAGTCTGCACTTCTATTGGCTAGACCAAAGTTTTGACTGTTAGATAACTCAGCTAAATCTTGACTTCTTAAGTTAAGACCATATCCTTGAGTATTAGCTAACTCAGCTAAGTCTTGACCACGTTGAGCCAGACCAAAGTTCTGTTGTTGACCTTGTTGATCCATAGCTAAACGACCAGAATTAAGGCCATAGTTCTGCTCTTGTCCTCTTTCAGATAAAGCAAACTGTTGTTGAGCTAATCCATAGTCTTGCTGTTGTCCTGTCTGAGCTAAACCAAAGTTCTGTTGTTGCCCCTGTGAAGCTAAGTTAAATTGTGCTTGATTAAGCCCGTAGTCTTGACTTTGGCCCCTTGAGGCTAAACCATAGTTCTGCTGTTGTGCCTGAGTATCTAAGGCTAGACGTTGCTGAGACAGACCTTGAGCCTGTTGACTCTGTTGGTTCTGTAACTGCTGTTGTGCAATAGCCGCCTCTAACTGAGCACCTTGTATACCAGCAGATAACATACCTTCTCCAGACCCTACAAGGTTAGCGTATTGCTGCTGCTGTGCCTGTTGGTTCTGACCAAAGCGTTGACTTTCCAAAGCTGCCATAGCCTGTGCTTGTGCAAAAGCATCATCAGTAGATCGTGCTGCAAGTCCTGAGAGTGCCTGTGCCTGTGCTTGGTTCATTCCAAAGGCGTCAGGCTGTACCATACCACTACCTGCCCCTACGCCCTGTCCTGCAAGCCTAAGACCTAAACGACCACTACCAAACATATCCTGTTGTGCTAGGGCACGTTGCTGTGCAAATGCTGGCTCAAGTAATGCACTACGCTGATCAAACAAAGCCTGAGCACGTTGATCTGTGTTCATGTCAAAGTTTAACTGATTAGGGTCTTGTTGTGCGTTAGCAGCAGCTTGTCCCAATAATCCTTGACCTGAGCCTACCAAAGAACTTAAGCTTGAGTAAGGATCATTAAGAGAAGTAGTAGTACCATCAGCATTAGTTGTTGACGTACCAGTACCCGACCTAAAGGTTACAGGTCTAAAGGTTCCTGATTCTGGCGCACCTCTAGGTATTGCAGCACCAGTAGCTGCCACAGGTGCTTGTAGTTGCGTAGCGGCTGCTACAGGTGCTTGGGTACTCGTTAGCATACGCTGTAACGTATCATACTCAGGGGTAGTCATAGGTGACTGTGCAGCCAAAGCTTGTGCCCTTTCTAAGGGTGCGCTAGACATTGGTAAAGGTGCTGCTGCTCCTGTGAAAGCCCTAGGCGCTGCTACGTTAGTTGTACGTGCCTGAGGTAAGAAGTTGTCCTGAGTAGCGGCTGTGGGCTGTGTAGGCGCTGGTTTAACTAAAGTAGGTATACCTGTAGCTTGGTCGTAGCTAAATACACTACCATCTTCTGCTGTATACCTAAAGTCACTTCCTGTGCCAGTGCTACTTGACTCTCCACTAAGCATACCACCAGTATTGTTAAGAAGAGGAGGTGCCCATGCAGGACGCTCGGTATTAGGGTCAACCTCAGATATTTTAAGTTCGCCTAACTTTACTGCTTCTTCACCTTCTTCTACCTCACCTGTATCAGGGTTAACAGTAAATGTACCACCACCGCCACCACCAGCACCTTCTTTAATCTTGTTATCATCAGTGCTTACCCAGTTACCAGAACCAGCAGGAGACTCTACACCGCCTGTGTCGCCATTACGGGGGTCGCCTCTGCTGTCTATTCCTTTCTTTGCGTTATCTACATGATATTTCTCACGTGCGGCATTGACCATAGATTTAATAGTCTCACCCTCAGGTAAACCATTTTTCATAAGGTCGTTATAATTATTTTTTACCTGATTATTCATTCCGTACTGTGTTTGGTTCCAAAGGGCTTTACCAGCATTAAACAACTGTCCAGCTATTACACCTTGAGGGCCACCTGCCTTGTTATAAGCATTAGGGCCTTTCATAGCTTCATAAGTTCCTGTAGGGTAGTTAGTTCCTGTGGGTGATCTTGTAGTCTTTATTTTCTGGCCGTAGCCGCTTCTTTGTTCTGGCATATTCTTATTCCTCTAAGGCTTTATAGGCCAGTTAATTGCTGTTGGAAAATCAGCCTGTGTTGTTAGGTTACGCAAAAGAGTTCTGTAAGCTGTCATTTCAATAGTCATAGTTACGTCAGAGTTTCCTGTCCAATCGGTAACTGCAAGTAGACCATTACGCTTCTCACGCACTGCTGCTGCCACTTTAGCTAGTTCACTTGCTGTGTATGCAGCTTCATGTTCTGCTTTAGTAGTTGTCACACCATCGACTGTAGTGTCTGAGAACTTGTCTACGACTGCCCAACCTTCTACCCAGTTGTTCAAATCATCTTGCACTGGGGCAACAGAGCTAACCTGCTGTAGTGCTGTACAGCTAGGCTGTGGTGCTGCGAGTACAGGGTCAATGTTGAGATGGGTGCAAACGTCTGCGTCCCAAACTCTAGGGAATGACGTATTGCTATTAGCTCGGCGAATCTCACCTTGAGTGCTAACTTCTGCTGTTGTTTTATTTCTGTAATTCATAGTTGATTGTCCTATGCGATTGCGTAAAATACATATGTCGCTGACGACACATTGATGTTAGTTGCTGCTACTTGATTGACAATAAACCCAGAGTTATGTGGGTCTACTGAATCGTCATTAGTTACTTGTGCTGCGTTAGTGTTTAAACTTAGGTGTGGGTCGTTACCAGCAACAATTCCACGAACAGAATCCCACACATACCAATCCCCTGCTGCATTAGTACGCTTGATTAGGACGAACCTAGCTCCTGCTGAAAACCCACATGAAATTGTCTGGCTAGAGCCGTTGCCAGTGTAGTAGCCGACTTTACTAATACCAGCTAATGAGGCAAATAGATAAAAAACAAAGTTATCTCCATTAGAACTGCCGTCATTTCCATAATGAACACCAAAAACTGTGTCAGTAGGAGCCGAGTTCCAGTAAGCAGAGGACGGCCCGCTAATAGCTTGAGTGTCGTTTAAATATAGATTATACCTGTAGTCGTAGGGAGATACGTTAGGCATAACATCCCAATAATTTGTCCTAGACCTGTCTTTTTTAATAATAAGTTCTGGCACAACACCTAAACTATGATTTAAAGTTCCGTATGTAAAAGCTCTTTTATCACAAACCACATCCATATAGCCTTTTGCCCGTTTCCACATCCAAGAATAATTTGTAGACGCTAAAGCAGCAGAGTACCAGCCGCTTTGATAGTCAAAAGCATAAGAAGAATCCGCCTGCTCTGCCCCAGTTCCATCAGTTTCTAGGTATCTTCCTCCTGTCAAGCGTGAGGCTATTTTTCTATTATCACCACCTGTATTTGTCCAAAAAGTCATATCTACTGGAAAACCAGAGTTAAACGCAGGAACATCTGAGCCGTTGCCATTATCAACAGCAAACACATCAGTAGCCGCTTTTGGCTCTTTCATCATGGGCGCACGTATGGCCATCCACACATATACAGCCCCATTTGTGTTAGACAACGCTGAACCATCTTCCAAATAAAACCCGTTAGCGTTAGGTGAAATTGTTTCTCCAACAGTGAACAAGGCTCCTTGTTCTGCGGTATCTGTGTTAGCTTCTAGGTAGCCACCACGCATATTATCAATTATATGCCAATCACCTAAATCAGTAGTTTTCTTTATCATTACAAACTGAGGTTCCCACCCTAAAGAAATCTGTTGTGTACCACCGTTACCTGTATAACTCCCACACTTGATCATCTGATCGTCTGCATCTTCTGATGAGTTGTCAGCGAAAATGTAGGCTACGTATGTTCCGTTAAAAACAGACCCTGCAGTAAATTGCGTATCAGTCGGGGCTGTATTATTCCAAAAATTAGCATTTGGCCCTTGTCCTCTACCATTACCATCTAACTCAATCCAGTATTGCTGTGGATTTGTGCCATTATTAAGACCTTTGTGGTACGTGTACCAATTATTTGACCCATTAGTTTTCTTAGTCATAATCATGGCTGGAACAGACCCAAGATTATGACTAATGGTTTGATTAGAAGAACCATTTGCAGTGAAGGTTACAACATCAAAGAACTTTTCTTTCTTGCGGAATGTCCACGAGACGTATTTAGCTCCATTTAAATTACCAGCACTTATATTACCTATCGAAAACCCATTTGAATTAAAGGACGATATACCCCCGTCACCTTCATTTTGACCATTAGTTTTATTTGAATATACCCTACGCCCACCACCTCTTACAGTATCTCTTAAATAATGATCTTGTCCGTCTGGTGGCTGAGGGTGTACTCTCAGCTTCTGCCAAACCATACCACCTTCACCCGCAAGGTCTATGCCGTTGTTTATAGTCTGACTAGAATCCTTACCATCATACAAATCTGTACTAAACACATCTGCCACATCAGTCGCACCACCGCTTGGGCTAGTGCCTAACAACTTCTTTTCAATAGTCATAAGTTACCCCATTGCCTGACCAGCAACAATTCCATACCAAATAGTGCCACCATCTATAGTTGTGAACGTAAGTATGTCAATTCCTGACGCTGTTAGCGTAGGGGCTGTTGCTGCCGCCCAATCCACAGCAGAGGGCCACGTAATTGTGTATGCTCCTCCATTAGTTAGTATTAAACTAAAACTACCAGCAGAACCAGAAGCAGGTGGGTTGCTAAATGTAATTGTTACTGACCCAGAGCAAGTCTTTGTAAAAACATTGCCTAATGTTAGGTTTACATCATTAGCACCCATTGCCACCTTGGTTTCCGCATAGTCTTTTAATACTGGACGCTGTACAATCTGATCAGCCATATTGACTAATCCAGACATAGTGCCACCACTTTTAGGTAATGCGTTAGTAGCTAAAACACCATCAGCAGCTACGTCCCTACCATCTATAGTAGAGTTAGTAGTCACGGCTCCTGTAAAAGCACCTCCACCCTTAGGCATAGCATTGGTTGCTAAAACACCATCAGCAGCAACATCACGACCATCTATGGTAGAGTTTGTAGTTACAGCACCGCTAAATGCACCTCCACCCTTAGGCATAGCATTAGTAGCTAGGACACCATCAGCAGCTACATCCCTACCATCTATAGTAGAATTGGTAGTCACAGCACCGCTAAAGGCTCCACCAGACTTAGGCATAGCATTGGTTGCTAAAATACCATCGGCAGCTACGTCCCTACCATCAAAGGTTGAGTTAGTAGTAACGGCTCCTGTAAAGGCTCCACCACTCTTAGGCATAGCAGCAGCACTAGCAGCCGTAGCAGCAGCATTAGCAAAAGCTGTAGTAGCTATTTGTGTAGTATTAGTTCCTGCGTTAGCTGTTGGAGCAGCAGGTACACCTGTAAACGTAGGCGCAGCTATATTAGCTTTAGTAGCGGAAGCTACTTGAAGGGCGTCAAACTCAACATTAAACTCAGTACCTTTAATAGTCTTAAGTGGGTTGCCTGAGGCTAACGCATCTTTTGATGCAAAGTTTGTAGTTTTAACATAATTAGACATTTATAGTACCTTACCTTGTTTAGCATAAATTGTTAGCCTTTGTAGACTCATGGCAGAACCATTTATAGGAGCGTTAAAGCCAATTTGTAGAATGTTTCCTGACCCTTGTGCTGGTGATGCTTGGTCATTTACTAAGATACCGCCACTATACTCAATAAGATTAAATTCAGATATGTTATACTCAGCTACAGCACCAGCGTCTAAAGTAAAAGTTTCTGAAAATACTGCTGGCTGATATTCATAACCTACCTGTAGTGAAAATGTCTGACCTGATATACCTACAGTAGTGGCAGATACTTTCTTTATTATTTTGTTTATATCAGATAGTCCTAGATCAAAATAATTACTAGCATAAGACATTACATATGGCTGTCCATTGTCTCTGTGTTCTGTGTAAGTAGCTATTCCATCTATCTCTGCGTAGAATAAACTAGACCCTACAGTAAGGTAACCTTTAGGAGGAACGGCTGTCCAAAGTGTAGCCCTAAATGATCCATCTTGTAAAGGTGCTCTTGTATCAAAACAAAAGGTTTGAAATAGAGTAGGAAAAGATATTAAGTAAAAAGAGTTAGAAGGTGAGTAAACAGATTTAATCTTATCTATATTTTCAAAAGATAATGCTTGTATAATATCGTCACTTACATTTTTAGATATGTCCCTTAGAGGCTGAGATTTCTCTTGTATGGTACGACTTAAAGAACGTACACCTGAGGTACTTAAAAACAATATGTCCTCACCAGTGCTCTGTACGGAGTCTCTAGCCACACATCCGACACCTTCTATAACCTCTACAAGTGTTAAACTTGTTGTAGTCATTCCTGTTTGAAAGTTATCACCATCACTGTAGACTATAATGTTATTCTTACAGAATATAATTAAGAATCCGTTATGAGCACCTAAAGCTACTATCTCGTCCATTCCCTGCGTCAATACGCTAGATATGTCAAGAGAGCCAGCAGTTCCCGTACTCCAATCAGTACCATCAAGTACATCACTAAAGTACACTGTAGTCTTGTTAGTAGGTGTATCGGCTGTCCATAAACGACCATAAGCAGCTAATACTGTATTGGCTTTTTGTGATCCTGAGGTAGTTCCTGTGTGTACAGATATAGATTCAAAGGTGTTAGTGCCAGTAAATACTAAAGGCAAATAACCTCTTTGAAAGAAATAATGGTGGTC